AGAGGATAAAATTATATTTACTAAGTCCCAAAAGGTAACTCTTGTTGAGAAGGGTGTTTTAAAACATTATATTAAATTAACTTTTTTAGATGGTAGTACAGCAGTTTATGACAATGAATTTAATGTTGTAATGTCTAGTTATATGGAGGAAAAAAATGGGTACTAGAGCAGTTTATACTTTTAAAGATAATGATAGCGAATTTCATGTTTACAAACATTATGATGGTCACCCAGATAATGTTAACGAATATATGGAAAGAGCAAAAGAGTATGCTTGGAGATTGCCACGATTTGAGGCTGATGAGTTTGCGTGTGCTTTTATTAAAGCAAATAAAGATTCTGAAGGCGATGTTAGATTAACTAATCATTGGAAAAATCATGGAGATTTATCTTATAGATATGAAATTACTTTAGATAATGAAGATAAATTAAATATAAAAACTTTTGAGTGTTAGGAGAAAAAAATGAAACTTGAATTAAAAAATATTAAACATAGCGAGTTTGCTAGTGAAGAAACACATTGTTATCAAGCAACATTATATGTTGATGGTAAGAAAATGGCAGAAGTTAAAAATGATGGTCAAGGTGGAAGTGATTATCAATGGGCATTAAAACCTTTTACTGAAAAAGATTTAGATAAAGTAAGAGATTGGTGCATTAAAAATTTACCAAAATGGAAATTTGAAAATAATGGTAAAGTTGAAATGTGCGACACCGATTTAGAAATGTGGTGTGGCGAAGAAGTTAATAAGTTTTTAGTTTCTAGAGACCTTAAAAGAAAATTAAATAAAAAAATTATTTATGAAAAAAATAAAGAATTATGGGAATATTCTTTTAAGGGAGTTAAAAAACTAGAACAAAAGCATTTAATTTCTTTTGTAAATGGTGTTGCAAAGGCAAAGGTTGAAAATAATGAAAATTGGAAAAATGTTACTGCAATTTTAAACACATTGCCTTTTGATAAAGCATTAGAAATATATAGAAAGCATTAAATATTATCGATTATCCATTTCTTTAGTTCAGAACGAGACAGTAGTTCGGTTATAAAATTGCCATACGAATTGACTACTGTCTCTTCTTCTTTGTCTTTTAATAAATATTGATAAAATCCTACATGAAGAAATTCATGGATAACTACATTAACTGCATCCCTACCACCTCGTTCAATAATACCTTCATCTAAAAAGATTTTATAAGGTGGTTTGCCTAAAAAAACTCCTTGAGCCTCGCCTACTTCATAACTAACTTCATGAGGAATAGTTACTAACTCAATAGTAAAAGCACCAATGGTTACTTCTTTAGGCAGTTTTACTTTCATGTAATAATTTTTTTCTTTTTCTTTTTCTTTTTATTTATTTTAAAAGTACCATATTTATCAGTCCATTTTTTTGCTATATTGGGATTGTTTGCCCATAGGTACTTCTCTTGTTTCTTAGATTGAAAAGCCATTAGTATCTAGGTTTTCTTGGTTTCTTTTTTTGCATTTTTCTTTTCCTTTTTTTTAATTATAAAAGGTGTGTCGGTACACTTACCAATGATAAATGCACCAGACAACACATCAACTATTCGTTTTAATTCTTCTTTAGATTGCACCGATTACTACGATTACGATTATTGCAACAATACCTGCTTTAATCCAATCTTTCATTGACCAGTCTGACCACTCCTTTAAGTGATTCCATAAGTCTTGTAATAATTTCATATTACCTCCTTTTTTTATTATTGCTAATAATTAGACATTTTTTCTAGGTCTAATCATACAGCTCACTTGCTACAAAGCCTCTGAGAGCCAAATATGAGGCTTTTTTTTTGGCTATTTTTTGAAAAATTTACTCGCACCTTTAATTCCAAAAGAAGCTGAGACAATTACACCCAATGTGTATTTGTACCAATCTGGTGTTTGCGATAATGCTTCAAATCCTCTTTCAACATACTCTACTGTAAAAGGAATAAAACAAAGCAATAAAGGTATAGAGAAAAGTATAGTCAAATATTCGTCTTTCCAAGAACCTTCAGCTTGTTTAATAGCTTGAACATCCCACTCAACTTCTCCAGAAATTTGCTTATTAAGTAATTCAGTTTCAGCTTTTATTTTTGTTAATTTTTGTTCTGCTTTTGCTTTCTTACTTGCTACTACTCCTTGAACAACATCCCCTGCTACTCCGAGCAGAGGTTTAATTAATAAATTTAACATTTTTCCATAATCTCCGATAATCTTCTAGCTCTATTAGGCACTTGATTTGCCCATTTAGAATCTAACATTTCTTTAGATGCTGTTTGATAATCTTGCACTTCTAATGCAGCAAACATTTTTTTAAATTTTGATACTCTTGGACTTCCCATATTAAAACACATATCAATTAAAACACAAAATGCGTCTGGATGAATACTATTTTTTGCAATAAGTTTTTCAGCATCATTACAAGCAATATTAAAATCATATTCAAAAGTTTTATTTAGTTCTTTACTGTCATAAATTTTTTCATCATCCCATTTTTCATTTGGTAAACATAAATGCCCATATCCAATAGTTCTGTTTCCAAGATGATCCAGGTAAACTTTATTTCTAAAACCTTCTTCTTTTTTAATATGATCTTTTAGTGTTTCAAGTTCCATAAGTCCTCTTTCTTTCTTAATTGTTCTTTAACTTTTTCTAAATATATAATTGCATCGGCTAATTCTTCTTGCGTGTCTAATATCCACTCATGTAAAGATTTATCAGCTTTATCCATTGTGTTACCAAACTTCTTTATTCCAGACTCACTTCTAGCTGCCATTCGGTCTATAACTTTTTGAACTAAAGGATCGTTAGTGTTCATAATTTACCTGTCCACTTTCCATCTACTATTGGCATACTGTGAATAGTTGGAGAACTATCAATTATACTTGCAACACTTATAATAGGTCGCTTAATAAAATTTTTGCCATACTTAAAAGCCTCATGTTTTGGATTTATACTGCATCCAGTACATAAAGAAAAATTTAAGGCTGTGGGTGATGACCAATATTCAATAGACGATTTAGTATGTTGGTGACCTGTCACTAGACTCATACCTAATTCTTTCGAGCTACTCAACACATTTGTTTTAAAATTATGTGTAAAAAAAATAGGATTTTTATTAGGAAGATTTATGACAATTTTATCATGCCAAGTCCACTTCCATTTTTTATCTATTTCTAAAATGTCATTTATATTTTTAAGAAAAGAGTTTGGTATTAAAGATTTTTCTGCAAGTCTTTGAATGCGAATATCATGGTTGCCATTTAATATTTTCAGAGGACCTGGAAAGATTTTATGCAGCTTTTGTATGCACTTTATTGCATCTTTAATTTCGTATTTAATGTTCGGTAATTCTGCACTATGTAAATGCTGACTTATTGCGTGAAAATCAACTAAGTCTCCTATATGGATAACCATTGTTGGTTTTACTTTATCTTTAATTTTTTTTATCCAATCAAAATATTGTGGTATTTGATAAGGAAAATGAGTATCACTCAATATAAGTATTGATTTTGTATTCATACTATCCTGCTGTTGTAGCTTAGTGGTAAAGCACTTGCTTGGTAAGTAAGAGATCGAGGTTTCGATTACCTCCAACAGCACCACTAATCCATAAGTTTAAAGAATGTATAAATTGCTCCTAATACAGATCCGATAAAAATGGCTGTGCGAATAGCACCTTTTCCAGTTGCCATTTCTTGTTTCAGTTTCATTACTTCTTGTCTGTTTTCTTTTACTTCAGACTTAATTTCATCTAATGTTTTACAAATTTGTGAATATTGATTTTCCCAATCAGACATCTTGACCTTTCGCTATTAAAAATATTTCTGGATATTCTCTTAATAAATAATCTACTGTTTTTTTTATCTTGTTTGTGTAATCTTTATCTAATGCGAAAGTATGCAAAGTATTAATTATTTCATCAAGATTAACTTCTTGTGTAATTGTTTCTTTATTTCTAACTTCTCTATATTCTTCAAATTGTGTTCCAGTATTAAGTAAGGTAATGTAATCAGCAACACTTTCACATTTTCTTCCATACTTTCTAAGAAGAATATTACTATCAAGTGCTTTGATGTGTGGCTTTGTATTATCAGTTTCTATCATTCCATAGAAATTATTAC